GTTTCCCCACCCCCCGCTTTCATTTTTCTGAAACTGGCAAACTTGCGGAAACGACACCTTGGGGCACCCCCGCCTTTTTAGCGTCAATTGCGTCTTCCATAGTTTTAATCATTCTCTCTAATAGTTCCTTTTGTTCTTCTAAGATGTCAGTAAGGTCTTGGTTTTTGGAGATTTCCCACGCAGACACATTATAAGTATGAAGTTTGTATAAAAGTTCTACACACTTCTCTAATTTAATTTTTGTCATCTGCTATAGTATGGGAATTTCTTGGCTCTTTAAGAAGGCTCGGGAAGGCAAGAGTGGTATTCAACGGCAGCAAGGACATCTATTGGGTAATCGTCCTTTGGCTCGTATTGTGTATGTGCCTTCTTATAATCCGAACGAATTTCGTCAAGAAGAGAAATCGCATCGTGGGGGTTTAGAAATTTCCCAATACTTGCGAAGGCGTATTCTCCCGACAATTGTGGAGGAAGACACTTCTCCCGAACTCTTTGCTCCAGCCATCTTTGAACCCACTCAATTTGATGAAACCCTAAATCTTGAGAGTTATTCAGTATTTTCTTCGCCTCCGACTTTGAAAGAGAAAGTTTCTCCTTCTTGAATAGGGGTAATTCCGTCTCTTCTTTCTTTTTAGAACTCTTGGTTTTGAGAGGATTTCCCCAGTCATTTGCCATTCTATTATATGCTATACATTAGAATGGCCGAGAAAGGTTTAGGCAAACTTAAGTCTTATCCTCTGTCTGATGCTGACATTCGTAGGATTTTAGGAAGTGGTATAAAAATCATTACATACCCCGACTTGAATAAGATGAGTGATATAAGTCAAGCATTTGATAAGAAAGGTCGTTGTATTATGTTATACTTAACGGAGAACTCATCAACGGGGCACTGGACTTGTATGTTAAATAAGCCCTCCGGAATAGAGTTCTTTGACCCTTATGGAAACCCTCCAGATTATGTCTTACAAGAACTACCTATGGAACAACGAGAGGAACTTGGAGAGGCTCAACCTATTCTTACTGAACTCCTCAAAGCCTCCGGTAAGCCGGTATATTACAATTCTTACGGATTTCAAAAAGATAAAGCCGATGTCAATACTTGTGGTCGTCATTCTGTCGTTCGTTGCTTATATGACACGAAATCGTTAGACGAGTATAAAAAGATTATGGATACCTCTGGAATGTCTCCCGACAACTTTGTGTCTGCTCTGACGGCAAACAGTATTAAAAAATAATATAGTTTAGTAATATAGAATGAACCGTGGCTTCAGTAGTAATATTCAGTCTATGGGAGATGCTGATGAGCCAGACCTCATCTACTACAACGCAAGTATCGTCAATAACGAGACAAATGATACAAGCGAGAACAATCAAGCAATAAAAGACCCTCCCATCCGATTTAACGAAACTCGTGATAAGGCTATTATCAACGACGCTTCCAAGTATAAGTTTAGTATCATTCGTTTTGCGGTGAATGGAGGCGGTCTTGATTTACCTCTCTTTATACCTCAAATTCAAGTGGGAACGGGGCAGACAAATCCTAATCTGACGGTGTATGGTCTTGGTCTTACATATTCGGGTCTTGATGTAGATGCCGTAATAAATGGTTCTGCCCCTACCGGAATAACCCCCGGTTTGTTATATGTCAATTACATTCCAGAGACCCAGAATAAGACATTAGCACCTCTTCCTCGTAGCCCGGCAAATGCTAATTTTGTTGGAGATTGGGATAGTGCGACTACTTATGTTGCTGGAAATATAGTTTTATATTTAGATGTATATTATCAAGCCCAAGCCGTCTATGACTTGACAGTAGTGCCTAATGTATTACAGACAAATCTCAATAAAGTCCCCGATACGGCAATATATCAAGGACAAGCATTTTGGCTCCCGGTCTCTGCTGAGTTAGGAAACCCTCAAGATATTTCATCTCGTTATTATTGGATTTCTACTTATACATACTGGCTCCAGTTAGTTCAAAATACCTTAGAATTGGCGAATGCGACTTTGTATGATAACTATGTTATTGCTGGTGGTGCCTTATTTGCGACTTATACTGCTTGGAAGTTAGTATATCCTACTCCAGTTATAAGTTATAACCCCGATGATGGTCTGTTTAGTATAGATTTCCCTCCAACATATTTATCCTTAGCAGACCAAACGGCTCAAGGTTATGTAAATCCCGTAGCCGGTTCTAAGGCCGTAATAAGCCTCTATATGAATGCGAATATGTATGGACTGTTTGCCAATTTCAAGGCCACTTATTTCAATAGCCCAGACCCTTTAGTGCCTTATCCCGGTTCTCTGATAAATCCAGTAAATCGTTGGGCGTATCCTACAATTGGGACTAACGCTACACAATTCCCCGACGGCTTCTCTTATCTGATTAGCGTCTCCGTGGATGGTAATGGAACAAATTTGAATACTAAGAAGACTATCACAAATGCGGGTATCGTGACTGGTAAGGGCTACATCCGAATGACCCAAGACTATATTTCAACTACGGCACTCTGGTCTCCGATTGATGCTCTGGTTTTCACTACGGCTCTCCTTCCGGTCAAGAACGAGGAACAAGCCCCTCCTAACGCCTTGGGGTCTTATAATGTAGGCAACTCTGCGGGGACTTCAAAGTCTGCTTTCCAGCCTATCATCTCAGATGTCGCATTAGACTTATCTCAGAACCCGGCTGGATATAGAAAGCAAATCTATTATGAGCCTCTGGCCGAATTCAGAATGTCCGACTTCCAGAACTCCAAGGCTGAAATCCGAAATATTGACATTAATGTCTTTTGGAGAAGTCGTCTGGATAATCAACTCTACCCGGTCTCTTTATTCAACCTTGCCTCCGTTTCCATAAAGTTAATGTTCCGCAAGAATACCGATACGAGCCATCGTTTTGGTGGATTAGGCGGTTATTAAATAGTTGGTCTGAAAAATATAAAATAATCTGAACTCTCCGGATTTTTTTATGTTTGCCTTTAGTATAAGATGAGTGCCGATATCCAGAAGGAGGCCGTATTTGATGACCGTATCGTCCAGCCCCGCCCTCGCTACGCCGTAGAAAAAGGTGCGTTAAGTTTGACTAATGCTCCGTTTAACGCTATTGCGGCCAGTCAGTCGCAGATGACCTTTAATGTGTATGTGCCTTCCGAGAATGTTTTTGTAGATAGAGCCTTACGCTGGACGGCTGAGGGTCGCTTCCAGATGGATGTAAATGTGGCTGCTGGAGCCGGTAAATTCACATATTGGGCTACATCCTCTGCGGCGACCGGTAGCGGTTCGTCTCCGGCTGGTGGTGGTATCGGCTCATTAGCCCTAAACACGACTACGGGTGCTTTAGTGTGTAAGCCCATCGTATCTCCCGGTGTAGATTTCAGTTCCTCTCCCTTTCCTCTGAACTATCTGTGTCAGACGATGACGGCCACAATCAACGACACTACGACAGTAATCAACTCTCAAGATGTGCTACTGGAAGTTATGCGTCTAACGGATTACAAGTGTAATTTGCTCCAACGCACTTGCCCGACGATGTTAGACAAGTATCAAGCCAATTACATCTCCAACCCCGCATCGGGTGGAGCAATCAATAGCGTAATGGCTGGTTATTCTGAGGCGATGAATGTGGATGAGGTGCCTAACGGTGCGTGGCCGGGTCTCTATTTCACGGATAGCACGGGTAAGCGTTTAGTAGGCAACGGTTCTTTCCAGACATCAGTCACGGACACTTCTGGTAATACAATCGCCCTTGCGGATGTGTATTTCGTGAATGGTGTCCCCGTAGTCTCTGGAACGGGCTCCGATAGTTATAACAAGCCCTTCGCCAAATACACTCTCTACTTCTCAATCTACTCAACGGAGAAACTCACGCTCTCTCCCTTTGTATTCGCCGACGACCAAGAGTGGGACACGGGACTTTTTGGTATCAACAACATCCAACTTATAATGAACTTCAAGAGTGGTGTGCCTCTCACTCGTATCATCAAGACACTTGGAGATTTAGGTAATAATTCAGTCATTAGCAATATTGCCTTCAACAACGGTGCTACTGGAGGCGTGTGGGGTAATCCGGTTCTCAACGTCCAGTTTTTAACTCCGTCATTAGATGTCCCTCTACCGCCCAAGAGCGTAGTGCCGTATATGGAATTCCCTCGTTTCATTACGCAGTCTCAGAACGGTCAGTTAGATGCGGGTTCTCCTACATACCAGCAAGCGACTACGGGTGTTGGAGCCCAGAGCCTCGCACAACTACAGTCTCAGACTATCACGCTCCCTCAAATCCCGGACTTGCTAATCATCTATGTGAAGGCTTCTCAAGTCGCCGGTCAGCCCGACCCCACAGACCCCTCTTATGGCGACGGCTATATCCCTATTGCCTCTTCGGTGGTAGGTGGAGTAAAGAACCCTCTGAGTATCAATTTTGACAACTTCTCTGGACTTCTCTCGTCGCATACAAGTGAGGAACTCTATGCGATGTCAGTTCATAATGGACTAAGTATGACATTCGGTCAGTGGAGTGGTTTCTCTCGTTCTACAATCCCCGTGAATGCGTCAGTAACTGCTGCTACTGGTGCTGGTGGTCGTGCGATTAAGAACGCATATCCTCCTCTCCCCGCTGGTTCTTCTATCCCGACGACTGGCGGCTTTCTGGTTCTCAAGCCTTCTGTAGATATCACTCTCCAGTCCGGCCAAGCACCTTCTCTCGTAGGCAACTTTACGCTACAGTTCAATCTCCAAGTATTCAATACCTATCCCTTCTCCGTGAATGCCAATCTGTATGTGATTACGGCCAACTCGGGATTTTTTGAGTCCATTAGAGGCTCAAGTAGAATTATAAAAGGAGTTCTCTCAGAGCAAGACATCATCTCTGCCCCCGTTGCGTCCGCTCAGACCCGTGAAGGTCTCAAGCGTCTGGTGGGCGGCAAGGTGTCTATGGGTGCTATGGCGAATGTGCTCCACCGTGCTAAGGAGCATTACAACGCCACAAAGCCCAAGGAGGCCGCTATGGCGATGACTAAGGAACCCGCTATGGAAGGCTCCGGTCGCCGTGGTATCTCTCGCCGCTTAATGTAAATAGATAGGTTCTTTAAAAAAAGAATATATCTATTATAGTAGAAATGTCTGCTGGAAGCATCAACGGTAAATTTTTAGATGTTGCTGGACTGAGTATCAACGGTGCCCCAGTAGTCCCCGGTCAAGGTGCTGGAGGTGTGGCGAGTATCAACGGTGCGACTGGTGTTATTACATTTACTGGAGCCGTAGGACAGACTGGAAATACATTTAATTTTACGGGCGGAGGTGGTGGTGGAGTTGCTGGAACTAATAAGCAATTACAGTATAATAATAATGGAGTATTCGGTGGTGCTGGGATAGAGTATATCGCAGCCACTAAATCATTAACCGCACCTTCTACGGGTAATAGTATAATCTTAGACGATGGGGGAGATATAACTCTCTTATCGCCCCCCGGAGTGGGCTCTATAAATCTAACATCTGTGGATGAGGGCTCTGTAAATATAAATGCGGGAGGGGCGGTGGAAGTAAGTGCCGCCAGTCTTGCGATTGGGGATACCCCCCTAACCGTTGGTGGAAATTTTGGAACTGCGGGACAATATTTGGCCTCTGCTGCTGGTGGAACTAATACTTGGGAGGATATACCACCTCCCGCTGCCGCTGGAACTGACGGACAATTACAGATTAATAATGGAGGAGTATTAGGCGGTGCTGGGATAGATTATATTTCCACAAAACAAACATTACTCGCCGTTGGCGGTAATAAAATAGATTTTAACGATGCGGGAGATATAAATATTTCCGCTCTTGCTTCCGGAGGGAATATTGACATTATTTCGGGAGATGGTGCTGCTTCGGTAAGTATTACTGGGGGAGATGGCGGTATAAATCTAAATGCTCCTAATGGTTCTTTTACAACTATAAATAACGGTCGTATTCCAGATGGAGCACCTTTTTACTTTTCGGCCGATGCCTATATAGAAATTGAGGGGACTGGGACTGGGGATGCCAATCAAGTCTTAACTTCTCTCGGTGGAGATGCTGGTCTGACTTGGGCTAACCCCACCGCCCCCGCTGGAACTGATAAGCAACTACAGTTTAATAATGCTGGAGTATTCGGTGGTGCTGGGATAGAGTATGGGAATAGTGAGTCATTAACTGCTACATCCTCGGGTAATAGTATTGCCTTTGACAAAGCGGGAGATTTAATTATTAACTCACTTGGTGGGGGGATAAATATTGCTACTGCGTTAGACAATAATATATCTATTCAAGCGGGAACGGGAAGTGGAGATGATGTTAGCGAGATGAATTTAATTGCTAATGGTGGTATAAATGTGAATTCTAATGGGGCTAATTTTGTAAATATATATAGTCTCAAAATTCCGGGAGCAGACAATATTACCTTTGCGAGTAATGCGGGTATATATATTACGGGAATTGGGGCTGGGACTTCAAATCAAGTCTTAACTTCTCTCGGTGGTGGTGGGGCTGGTCTGACTTGGGCTGACAACTCAGTCGGCTTTACAAACCCCTTATCTGATTATGGAGGAGGAAGTATAGCGAACCCCGATACAACCTACACATATACTCTGGACTCTGGCACTCAACCGCTTCTTACTGGTTTAACAACAAATTCTTTAATAACCGCAACTCTCCAGAATTATGACTTTACTACGACTGATGGAACAAGTTGCTGGATAGTTGCGTGTCGGCCAGTAGCAAACTCTATAGACTTAACTCTTGCGGCTCAAGTCTCTAACCCCGCAGCATTCGTCCCGTGTGTGATAATTAATAAATATTAATGTCTTAGTAGAGTAGATGGATATATTGAAGTATATTGCTACAATTACCACAGTATCCTCAACGCCAAGTTGTTTGGAGAGTAATCATTTGAAGCCCAATTCCCTCGTATCTTTGAATGCGACCGGTGAAAAGTCCTCTTCTTCGTCTCCGCAAGACCTTCCCGAACCTCGCCCCGTTTCTCAAGATACTCATAAATGATATGGTCTCCATAACCTTTACGACCAAAATAAATGAGTTTCCCTTTTTCATTAGGAATGGCTAATTTATGAATACCGTCATTAGCCAATACTAATTTTTTCTCGTTGTAGCCGTGTGCCTTGGCCTTTCGTTTTGCCTCTTTAAGGAATAACGAAGCGTCCATCTACCAATAGCATTCAAAATCAAAATCTCCGCCGCCTCCTTTTGGGGGGTGCCCCAAGGCGGCTTTTCCGCAACCTTTGGCTTTTGGCGTTTTTTCAGCGTCTTTAAGGGCTCCCATACCTTTCAAGGCTTCTTTATCTGTGTGGCCGAATAAATAGCCGATAATAGGTATATAATCCCAACCGGAGACACTTCCTACAACTACGGGTTTATCGGGATTGAATAAGAGCAACATCCACCCAAATGTATTGAAGAGAGCATCTCGTCTGTTATAGATGCGAAAGTTAGGCATCTTTTTATGAGTGTTTCTTGGCTCAAATGCTGGGTTTATAGACAGACCTTTTTCAACATACCCCTCATCAATATATCTATCTAACAAGGCTCCACCAAGAGAATGACCGCATCCAAAGGTTCTTGTAGCCTTGTCTTCGGGGTCTAATTGTTTATAGAATTTATCAAGAGATGCTTTGTCTCTTTTATAACGGTCTCCAGAGGGTATAGCATTTCGGGGGAGAAGAGCAAGATTTGTCCGCCAATCTTCTAAACTTACTGAGCCTCTGACTGCTATTACATCAAAAATCTTATTACCTTCAACTCTACTGTAGATTTTTATAGTCTCTTCATTAAAAACGAGGTTATACTCTCCAATCTTCTTTGGAACCGCATCACCTTTTTTATAAGAGGCACTACACATATCTATGTATTCATTCCGGGTAGGTTCATCTTTGTCTTTGACGGAGGCGAATGTAGCCTTATTAGATTTATCTTTAACAAGATTATTAAAATTTTCCTCTGCGAAAGAATTATACCAAGCATTCAAAGAGCCTCCAATATACTGCTGACATCTCGCCCAGTTCTCCACACCTCCAGCAAATATAGCCAAACTTGCCTCACTATAGTAATTCGTGCCGGGTAGAAAGGTTTCAAAATCACCTCCCTTTAGTTTGCGTGGCATTCTAAAGAGAGTTAATAAAATATTTCAAAAGCCAAAAGTTGCGGAAAGGCCGCCTTGGGGCACCCCCGCTTATTTCGCATCAAATAGTCTCTGGGCTTCTTGATAAATCCATTCTTCTCTCTGAGCGTTGTTATAAGAGTTATAAGGTGGGGTGGGGTATAACTCCATCCACTCTTCTACGGCAACCGGTAAGAAGTCTATATAAGTTTTTGGATTTTCTGGGTAGCGAGACGGCGTATTGATTAAGACGGCGTTTTTCCAATCTGTCTTACCAATAAAACTTTCAAGATTGTATCTCGCAATATCTTCAAGATTATTTGTATCTAAACTAAATAAATATTTTTCGTATCTTTCTTGTCTTTCTTCTCTTAACCACCTATCTGTCATATCTGGACGCAAAGCCGGGTCTCCGTTAGGATGGTATTTTTCAAATATAGGAGGGCGAGGAGCGACGTCGGGCTGATGATTGATGAACTTATACAACCTAAAAAGAGCGTCGTCTGTTGCTCTTAACCAAAGAGAATTTCCGGGATTACGAGGAGCATATTCTGGTATGGGAGGTGTTCTCAGTCCTCCAAATATGAATTCTAAGTCTGCCGCATCAATAGCAATAGGAGCCATAAAATCTCCAGAGGGGTCTTTTTCATTTGCTCTTGTTATGGCTTCTTTGGCAATCTGTTTTTGTATTATGGCTCTTGGAAAGAGATAGAAAAGTAATACAAGTTTATAATATTTATAAAATGTTTTCTCGTCGTGATAGTCTCCATATTCTCCTTGACTTTCCGCAATATCCCTCCAGTATTGAGTAGGAAGACTGTCAAATATATCCCATATTATTTCATCTTCTTTACTATCAAAAATTCTTCCTTCCTTATTTCTCGGGTCGTAAGGGCTTTCATAGATTTGACCGCTCACTTTATCATAAGCATCTCTCTCTATTGCGTAATTCTGTTGTATGATTTCCATTTCACCAACTCTCAACAAAGCATCATCAAGAACATTTTGTCTGTATTCCCAAGCATTAGTATATACTTCTAAAAACCTATCCTTAGTAATACTATCGGGGGAAGGAAAGAGAAATCCGGGCGGAGCAGTTTGAGCGATAGGCATACCATAGTGTATCGGATTTCCCCCCACCCATATAAAACCCCCAATTTTTATACTATCCCTTTCCTTCCAGTATTTACTATATATATCCCAATCCTCCTCTGCTCTCTTCATTACGGACGGTTTTACATAATTTTCTCCAGCACGAAAGTTGCTTTCTACCAATTCATCTCCTTTATCATTCAACCATTTGAGTTTGAAAGTGTTTCCATCTCCCGTTCCTAATGGCGACTTCCACCAGTAATTTTTAACATTATAAGTCCAAAGAGAAGGAGGAGACTTCCAACCGTCTGGTGCTTCCACTACATTAGTAATTTCAAAGTATTCTTCCTTAGGACAGTTTGTCGTATTGTTCCAGTATTGCTTATGAAGACTATTATCGGGATAAGCATATAAAAACATATTAACTCTCTCGTAATTAGTAGAAATCTGATAACTACCCAGATTAGATATTCTCAGATATACTCCCATATCCAGACTGTTAGAAGGCACCGCATATATAGTATTTTCTTCAGCCCATAGTCTATCCCACTCTGTTCTTGCTTGTGCCGTTGAAGTATCTTCTGGGTGAGTGTATGGGTTTGGGTCAAGTGAAGAGACCATTTTATCAAATGGAGGTAATTCAGCACCTATTTTTCCCACCCAACCTCTTACCGTTTCGTATAAGCCTTTCAAGTCTGGGAAAGTCAAGGGGCTTGGAGCCTTAGGAGCCTCCCCTTGGTTGGGAAGTTCAAACAATCTACCCCAATCATCCTCTGGACCTACTTGAACTTTTTTCCCCGGAGTAAGAGTATATGCTCTGAACTCATCACTTCTTAAATGTAATAATTTCATAATAGCATTAATCAACGAAACAACTTTTGCGGGTAGTCCAGAAACCAAGACGACGGCTATATCTTTATCATCGTTCGTTCCCGTCTCTAATATCTGTATGGATTTTACTGTTAGTATAAGAGCAGAAGTAGCACCATATACATCATATACCGCAGATGCTTGAGCGGTCATATATCGTAAAAGGAGGCCAAAAGCCTCAAGTGCTGGGAATTCCTCTCCGAGCAAAATACATACATAAGCAATCCCATTTGAGACAGTTATTATATCCGGTATATATTTATTCCAACTATCAGCATCCTCCTTTAGTATTCGTTCATATTTTTGTCTGGCACTCTCACTAGAACCTCCAACAAGTTTCATTTTACCATTTATTATATCTTCAATCATATCACAACCTTTCTGGACTACCTCCTTTTTACCTCCTTTCATATTACGAAGGTCTCTCAAAAAATTATCTAACTCCTTCTTCTGCTTGAGATACTCGTCGTGTAATAAGCGTTTTTTAGGGTCTTTCAAGACTTCTAAGAGTTCCTTATGCTCCTTGACGAATTCAGCATTAGGAATACTAACTCCTCCTTTCTTCTCCGTCCTCATAGCAACATACAAGGCTTTCATTTGAGCCTCCGCTCTTTTCTTAGGAATAGGCTCCTTAGAGTGTTTTGTCCCATCAATACCAACAACCCAATAGAGGTCTCGGTTTCTTGCTTTACGGAGTTTGTAGGGCATCTCTAACAAGAGTAATAAAAAAATCTTCAAAAGGGAAAGATTGCGGAAACCCCCGCCTTGGGGCACCCCCCATTAATCATTCTCTGGCGGTGATGGGGCACCGTGGCGTTTCAATCCAACCCAATAACGGCCACCACGATTTTCCACCATTTCCCATTCACCCACCCATTCATCAATAACTTTCTTCATTCTATAACTCCAGCATTTGAATTGATGACCCGGTTCAACACTCTGGATACCCATCATCTCCATATAGCCTTTGAATTTGTCGGAGGATATTTCTTCACTCTTCATATTCATAAACTGTTTTCTGAGATAGTCTGACCCTATCCAGAATGCCTTTTTGGTCTTTGAGATACCTTCAGTTGTATAGTTCTCATCAAACCACGCCTTAATAGGATTTTGTTTATCCATATATTTCTTAGTCTTTTCAATAACACAAGCGGGTTTATCAAGACCGTCTTTGTTTAAGAGATGATATGCGTCCAGCAGCAAGAACCATAATTCATCTCTCCATTCTTCACTCTTCACAATACTTTCTTTGACCTCCAGATTTTTCAGTTTGTGATGAGGCTCTGAAGGGCTATCCACAAACTGGAAAGGGAATTCTATGATTTCCAATCTTCTTTGAATACCTCCATCCGGACGGCTCAGTTGAGGAATGTTATTGGTTTGAAGATAAAGACAGAATTGTGGCATAAATCTCGTGCTTCTTCCAAAGAGTTCTCTTGCGGAGATTTCTCCACCGCCAGTCCATTCTTTGATACAAGCGACTTGAAGTTTGTCATCTGCTTCTGGTTCCTCAGCCATAACGCATCTTGTCCCTTGTGCTTGGAAGAGTGCGGAGCAAGTTCCGTCTCTTTGAGTTGGGGCACGGGTGAGAAGGGTAATGGGGATAGGATGGAAGTAATCACCCAATACCCTCTTCAACATATCATTCAATACTCCTTTGCCATTTCCGCCGGTTCCAGTCCATACAAAGAATTTCTCGTGCTTCTTACGACCGTGAAGGGAGAGAGCCAAAGTCTTAAGAATATAAGAGGTCAAGGCTGAGAATGTCAAGGGATTGTTGTTAATCTCCTCTTCTGTTTCAAAGATTGACCTTACTGTCTTAATCATTTCAATACGAGCCTCTGGATATCGCTTCTCTGGATAGTTATAGCCCGTTGTGCGACTAATGAAATCCTCTGGCTCAATATCTCTTACTTCATTTGCGTCCAAATCATAAACTTTGTCTTTGAAGGCAAAGAGTTCTTTCTTGGCGTTAATTTTCTTATCCAAATCATCATCTTTATAACAATCTTGAAGAAAGGCAATCACACCATCAACAAAGCCACGGTTTCCAATCTGCCCCGCAAACCGCACAAGTGCTTTATATTTGGCTTTCATTATCTTGGCTTTTTCTTCATCTTCTGTTTCGGTGAGGTCAATCTGTCCTTGATGCTCCTTGACGGCCTTCTTAAGAGTATGTGCGATACTTGCTAAGAGACCACTTGGTTTGTCCTTACCATACATCTTCCAAGTGTTATGGACGGTTAATTGAAACCATCCAAGACCCTCAGAATATACATAGGCATCTGGCTTGAGATTATAATAGAAACGAGCCGTCTCTGAGTGATTGGGATTTCTTAGCAGAGCCCAGAAGTCCAATCTCTTTTGAGACAATTCCATATACTTCTCCAAATCGTCTTCAGAGAGCCATTTCCAGAGTAATCCTTGGTTGAGATTACCTTTGACAAATCCCTTCCACTTGTCCCTAATCCAAGAGGGACTTGTGGATGCTCTGAAGTGCTTGGACTTCTTGGAGACTTCAATATATTCAGCAAGTGTGAGATTTTCGTTATTCATCACAAAGCCAATTTTAATCCAGTCTGGATAGTAATCCCAACGATGTTGATGGAGACTATTCAAGACTTCAAAGATGAGTTCCTTTTGTTTAGCGTCTTCTTCAGAGGGGTCTGAGACGATTGTGTAATCTGAATGAGTGAGGTTTTCATCTTGAGGGTTATCCTCCTTAGGTTCTGGAGCCTCTTTGATTTCCACGAGTTGGAGAATAGATTGGGGCTCTTGGAGGATTTCACAACCCTCTGGGATATAAGTGATATAACTGTCTTTGGTAGTTCCAATCAGCATTTTATAGGGTCTGTCTTGGAGAGGCTTGGTTTGACCGAACATCCTCATCTTTCTCCCATTTGAATACACGGACAAGTCCATAATGAGAGTATCCATATAATTGCCTTTCTTAGTCTTCTTGACGACGGTCATTACTTTGATAATATCTTTGAGTGCGTCTTGGATTTTCTTGAGTATCTTTGAAGTTGCGAAATGTTGAATAGCCTTTCTTGTCCCAGCCACTTTAGTGAAGTGGAGCGTATAAGACAAGATATTCTTGATGTGTCCTTTATCATCGGCACACTTCCATTTACAACTCTGCTTAATAGCCACATTATCGTCCTTGAATAGTTCAACGAGAGCAATATTAATACTCTTTACAAGAGCATCAAAGTCTTTCTCATACATCTCTGCTTCCACTTCACCATCAAGGTCAATATAGGCACGGTTGAGCGTCCGGGAGGCATCACGCTCAGTTGGTTGGGTGCGTTCGTAGCACTCCTTGCGGGTCTTCAGATACTCTGCGACTTTGGAGACGGGGACTAAGTCGCAATTCTTGTCTGAATTTCCGAGCCCAGATGTAATCATAATCATCTGCTCGGCGACGGGGGTCATCATATCTAACACAGACGGCGAAACAGAAACGGGGGCATCAGACGCACTCACCTTAACCTTCATCGGGGAATGCTGGAAATAAACTTTTTTCCCAAATCAATTTTTAACCCAAGTTCCGAAAAAAAATTGAAATATATCGCTGTATCGCTGTAATCGCTGTAATCGCTGTGGCACAGCGAAAAAAATGCTTCAATTTTTTTTCGGAACTTGCCTTAAAAATTGATTGTGGAAAAATGTTTATTTCCAGCAGTTCCAGAAAGTGAAATGCCATCCCGCTTGAAGAAGATGTGCCTTTCCGTGCGAGTAATGCGTGATGTGGAAATTCCCGAGTGGCTGAACCTCAACCCTATGGATGAAGGAGACAAATGGTGGGTCAAGTATAACATAATATACTATGAGACGGATGATGGTGTGGATGAGGATGGAGAAAGAAAGGTAAAGGTTAATGAGTATGTATTTAATGATATGCCCGAGATGTGGTTTAGCGACTATAAGAGGCCACGATATGAAGAGGAGGATAGTGAGGTCGTGGAGTATGAAATTCCAGAAAGTGAAGACGAAACTGAAGATGAAGAGGAAGAAGAGGTAAAGCAAGAGAACATAATAAAGAGTATTGAGGAAATGAAGACAGAGGCTAAGGAGCGTATATTTGATGAAATGGCTAAGAAGATAAAGGACTTTGATGAATGGCTGGAGTATCAAGTCCAAATGCGTATTGAGGTTGAAGC